TGACTGACTTAAACGTACAGTTACTGCCGTGGCAGCAGGAAGTCTACTCTGATCCCGTAAGGTTCAAGGTAGTCGCTGCTGGAAGACGGACAGGGAAGTCCAGACTCGCAGCGTGGATGTTAATTATCAATGCGCTGCAGGCCGACAAAGGCCACGTTTTTTACGTTGCGCCCACTCAGGGTCAGGCCCGTGATATCATGTGGCAGACTCTGTTGGAGCTAGGACACCCTGTGATTGCGGGTTCACACATTAACAACCTGCAGATCAAGCTGGTCAACGGGGCCACGATTAGTCTCAAAGGAGCCGACAGGCCAGAGACAATGCGTGGTGTGTCCTTGAAGTTTCTCGTGATGGACGAGTACGCAGACATGAAGCCTGACGTATGGGAGCAGATCCTCCGTCCAGCACTGGCTGACCAAAAAGGTTCAGCGATGTTTATAGGTACGCCTATGGGCAGGAACCACTTCTACGAACTGTACAAACTTGCGGAGCTAGGGGACGATGAAACTTACAAGGGGTGGCACTTTACCAGTTATGACAACCCCATCCTCGACCCTAACGAAATTGACACGGCAAAGAAGTCCATGTCGAGTTACGCCTTCCGACAAGAGTTCATGGCCTCATTTGAAGCAAGAGGCTCCGAAATGTTCAAGGAAGGGTGGGTCCAGTTTGGTGAAGAACCAGATGAAGGTGACTACTACATAGCTGTTGACCTCGCAGGCTTTGAAGACGTAAACAAAAAACGAACGAAGAATACTAAACTAGATGAAACCGCAATCGCTGTTGTTAAAGTTAGTCCTGATGGTTGGTACGTTGATAACATTATACATGGGAGGTGGAGTCTTGACGAGACCGCCACCAAGATTTTTCAGGCCGTTAGAGACTACAGACCCGTCAGTGTTGGTATTGAAAAAGGAATAGCCAAACAAGCTGTAATGTCTCCTCTAAGCGATCTGATGAAACGATACGGGCAGTTCTTTAGGGTAGAGGAGTTAACCCATGGTAACCGAAAGAAAACTGACAGGGTTATGTGGGCGTTACAAGGCAGGTTTGAAAACGGGTACGTTACGTTAAACCAAGGAGAGTGGAACAACAGATTCTTAGATCAACTGTTTCAGTTTCCAGATGCGCTAACACACGACGATTTAGTTGACGCACTAGCGTACATAGACCAGTTGGCACAAGTAGCATACGACTACGACTACGAAATTGACGACCACGAAATACTAGATGTAATAGCAGGATACTAAATGAAAGTTTTTAGACCTTTCAATACCTACGGAATATACGCAATCAGCGCCCTTGTGTTTTTTACACTAGGGTACTGTGTTGCTATAATTTAAGGAAAACAAAATGGCAGACGAAATTTATAGCCCAGACCCGCTGATGATCCAAGAGTCCTTGGAAGAGTGGGTAATGTCAAAATGTGAGGATTGGCGTGATTACTACGAATCAAACTACGAAGAAAGATTTGAAGAATACTATAGGTTATGGAGAGGTCAATGGGATCCTAATGACTCGCAGAGAGCATCAGAACGTTCTCGTATTATCGCTCCTGCGCTTCAGCAGGCTGTAGAGTCTAACGTTGCAGAACTAGAAGAAGCCACCTTTGGACGTGGGCAGTTCTTTGATATTAAAGACGATGTAGCAGATTCGCAAAAACAAGACATATCAATTCTAAAGAAAAAACTAAACGAAGACTTTGAAGCCTGTAAAATTCGCAAGGCTGTAGCAGAGTGTCTTATTAACGCTGCTGTGTTTGGTACAGGCGTTGGCGAAGTTGTTCTAGAAGAAATTAAAGAAATGGCTCCTGCCACTCAACCAATTATGGACGGACAGTTGACTGCTGTGGGTGTCAACGTTAAAGACCGTGTAGTAGTAAAGCTCAAGCCAGTGTTGCCACAAAACTTTTTGATAGACCCTGTAGCAACCTCAGTTGAGGAGGCCTACGGTGTTGCTATTGACGAGTTTGTGTCTAAGCACTCCGTAGAACTTCTACAAGAACAAGGCGTGTACCGTGAAGGTTTTATTGAGTCGGCTGCTGCTGACACAGATTTAGAGCCAGATCAAGACTTAACGATCTACAACGACGACAAAGTACGTCTGACAAAGTACTACGGACTTGTTCCAAAGGAGCTTCTCGAAGCTGAAGACGTTGAGGTTGACGGAGACTCAATGTACGTTGAAGCAATCGTCGTAATTGCAAACGGCGGTACGCTGCTCAAAGCAGAAGCAAACCCGTACATGATGAAAGACCGTCCTGTAGTAGCGTTTCCGTGGGACGTAGTACCCGGCAGGTTCTGGGGTCGTGGTGTCTGTGAGAAGGGCTACAACAGCCAGAAGGCGCTTGATACAGAGCTACGAGCAAGAATAGACGCTTTGAGTCTCACGATTCACCCAATGCTCGCTGTGGACGCTACACGGCTTCCCAGAGGCGCTAAACCTGAAGTGCGTCCCGGCAAGATGATTCTAACTAATGGAGATCCTCGTGAAGTACTCCAGCCGTTTAACTTTGGACAAGTTGGGCAAATCACTTTTGCACAAGCCCAAGCCCTACAAAATATGGTTCAGCAGGCTACAGGAGCGGTTGATTCAGCAGGAATTTCTGGCAGTGTTAATCGTGAAGCTACTGCCGCTGGTATTTCTATGTCTCTTGGGGCTATTATTAAACGGCACAAGCGCACTCTAATTAACTTCCAGCAGTCCTTTCTCCTGCCCTTTGTAACCAAGGCTGCACACAGGTATATGCAGTTTGACCCTGAAAACTATCCCGTAGCAGACTATAAATTTATGGCTACAAGCACTTTAGGCATTATTGCGCGTGAGTACGAGGTAACTCAGTTAGTACAGCTTCTGCAAACAATGAAGCAAGATAGTCCTCTGTACCCTGTGTTAATCCAGAGTATTATTGACAACATGAACCTGTCTAACCGTGAAGAGCTTATTGCAGCAATGGCTCAAGCTGGTCAGCCTAACCCCCAAGCGCAACAGATGGCTATGCAAGCACAACAGGCTCAGCTTGCGTTCCAGCAAAGTCAAACAGCAGCCCTTTCAGGACAAGCAGCAGAATCGCAAGCTAGAGCACAGAAGCTGGCTGTAGAAACTCAGCTTATGCCTCAAGAGTTAGAGATTGATGTTCTCAACGCAGTTACTAAAAACATCAAAGAAGGAGACGCTGACGACAAAGAGTTTGACAGACGACTAAAAATTGCAGACAGATACCTCAAAGAATTAGAGATACAGGGCAAAACTCCAAATGCTAATGACACAAACCGAAATGAACAGCCTGCTCAAGCAGATCAACGGAGCGTTCAAAGACCTCAAGGATCAATTAGAGATCTTACAATGCCGAATGGACAAGCTGGAGGACGTGGCTAATGCCCAAGAAAAAAGACCCAAAGCTGGAGCGAGCAGGAGTAAGCGGGTACAACAAGCCGAAGCGGACTCCTAATCACCCAACCAAAAAGTACGTGGTGGTAGCCAAGGAAGGCGACAAGACTAAAACAATCAGGTTTGGTGACGCTAAGATGAAAATCAAAAAAGATCAACCAGCACGGCGTAAGTCATTTAGAGCTAGGCACAAGTGTGATACAAGTCCGCCTAGTAAACTCACCGCAAGATACTGGTCTTGCAAAAACTGGTAAACGCTATGAAAGTCTCAGCACCAAAAGGTTACCACTGGATGAAAAGCGGTAACAGCTACAAGTTAATGAAGGATCCTGCAGGCGGCTATAAGCCCCACAAGGGTGCGTCTAAGTCTGCAAACTTTGAAGTTCAAAAAGCCCACAAAAAATAAGGAGAATAACTATGCCGTATCATAAGCCACCGAAAAAGAAAAAAGTAAAAAAGCCTAAGGGTTACTAAAAATGCCGATGAAAAACTACAGCCCGAAACAAAGAAAGCTCGCTAGAGTAGCCAAGCCTAGAAACAAAATTACAGGCGCTGATCTTAGAAAGGTACGTAAAAATGCCACGCGCAAAAAGTAAACCTAAAGCAAAGAAAAAGAAAAGCACTATACCCTCTAATGTAAAGAACAAAGCTCTTTACGCTAGGGTTAAGGCTGCAGCTAAGAAAAAGTTTGACGTGTACCCTAGTGCCTACGCCAATGCTTGGTTAGTCAGGGAATACAAAAAACGTGGTGGAACTTATGCCTAAGACCAAAGGCGGTTTAACTAAATGGTTTAAAGAAGATTGGGTTGACATAAAGACCGGAAAGAAGTGTGGTCGTAAAAAAGCCAAGGGGTCTAAACGTCCTTACCCAGCCTGTAGGCCAAAAACGGTAGCCGCCAAGATGACTAAAGCAGAGAAAGAGGCGGCAAAGCGCAAGAAAAGAGGCCCAAAGGCAATTAAATACGCTGTCACTGCCTCAGGCAAAAGGAGAAAAACTACCAAAAAACGTAAATAATGCTTGACTTTTGATTTAATATATGATATAATATACAGTGTACTGTGGTACATTTTATTAATTAGAGATAACCTAAGAGGCCTCA